CTACTGACCCAACGCCTTGACGTAGGCCTGGCAGGCCTGCAAGGCGATCAATCCGCGGTCGCCTTCGTCGGTGATGGCGATAATTCGTTGAGCATGCGCCGGGTCAAGTCGGGCGCGTAGGGGACCATGATCCATGCCGCTGGTGCTGGCGGCGGCAGGCACCGTGTGGTCACCAGTTGAGTTTTCGGCAAGGAGGACTGACAACCGCAAATCAGAAGTGGCAAGGCGATCGCGCAGACGCGCTTGATCTTTCTGTGCATGGGTCATTACCTGATAGTGTGTTTGCTCATTGATCGACAACCTGTTTTCCAGGGCCGTGCGCCTGCCCTGCTCCGCCTGGGCCTGGGCGGCGGCTGCTCTGCCAATATCGGCCAACTCCGACTGATGCAAGCGATCCTGTTCGGCCAGCAGCTTTCCATAGCGCCAGTCCTGAACCTTCCATGTCGAGCCGACGACCAGCAGCAGGAACACCAACACGCCAACAATGACCAGCTTCCACGAGACCGGATTCATGGAACGTCCTTGAAGAACAGATGATTGCCCAGACGCAGAGTCTGCGTGGCCTTTGCGGCCCAGGCGGGCGGCTTCAACATCGTGATTGCGTAGTAGTGGGTAGCACCACGGGTGATATCAGGATCAATGCTTGAGATCACCCGATCCGCCACCCGCAGGGCCTGAGCGAATTGATCTGGTGGGATCGGCTTCACGCCGCTCAGGAACGGGTAGTTAGGGTCGCTCCTGTTCCAACAGCTGAATTGGTACGGTTTCAGGCAAACGCCAACATACCCCTCTCCCCACCATGACCTGGCCTTGCCATCTTCCACACGATTGCGGATGGTCCGGGCCACGGCGATCTGACCAGCGACGCCCTCACCGCGAGCTTCGCCCCAAAGCGTAAGGGCGAGAACTTCGCGGTCTGTCTCAAAAACCGTCATCGCTTTCTCCAGGCATAAAAAAACCCGACCAGGTCGGGTTGTTTGTGTATTGCGTGGTGCCGCCTATTCGCGTCGTACAAGAACCGATTCACACAGGCCAGCCCTCTCTTAACATTGCCTCAGTAAATGAGCCGTCACTCAATGCAGCTAGAAGCACAGCTTCCCGGCTGTAACACGCTTGCACGTAGTGAGAGATACCATCCGCCAACGCAAGAATTGCGGTAGACGTCAACGCTACGAATGAACCATCGGACAACTTCCAATCAACTGTATAGTCTGAATTGCGACTTGCTTGTAGCGCTGCACCAGTCAACTTGCTCTGCGTTGTCCGGTCCGTAGAAACACTCAATCCGTTAACGACGGTGCCTGCAACTTCATGATCAAAACGGGTGCCGGCGATCAGCGCGGTCAAATCGGTGACGAGGACCGGGATATCATTCTCGCCAACCCATTCTTCGGCATAACCAGGCTGAGCATTAGCAAAGCGACATGTAATCTCACCGCCTTCATTTCTTTGAACGTAGGGCATTTTTAACTCTCCTAAAGTTCTGTGTAGCCCAAAGTAGATACTGCGTAGTAAGCCGTGCCACCACTCGCTGCCATAGTCCATTGCAGAATCACTGCCGCACTTGTGTCCGTCAGACATTCAAATGGGAATGCCAGGTAGTCAACATCTGATGTATTGCCACCAATGCCTACTCGCCACCCAGGGATCGCCCCGGTGACAAATGCCATTGCCGCGGCATTGGAATCTGTCGGCCTCATGTAAGCAAATCCGCCAATACAACTCATAGCGACATGAGTCGTCACTTTGACTCTAACGCCTGGAGGAACAGATAGCGTCAACGTCGCAGATCCCTGGCTACCGGTAGTCGACGCAGAGCTAGAACCGACAACATCCTTTATCGGCACTAAAAAATAAAACTGACGCCCAACGTTGATGAAAGGAATGATATTCTCGGAGCTGTCTGTCTTGACAGAGCCGATACGCCGCGATCCGGTATACCCGACAGGCAGTGTCGGGGCGGTGGCGCTCATCGAGAACAGTAGTTCCGCTACCCCGTCATCTGCTTTTCGAATCAGAAACAAGTGATACCAAGTGTTCGCAGCGCGAGAGCCTACGTCGAGCTTCTGGTTGCCGGACCCCGACGTCCAAGCTCCAGAAGCCAGAAGACCGGCAGCCAGGTTGTTAGGAAGAACAATATCGAAAAGGTCATCAGAAGACTTTGCTGCACCTGGGTCTACGTTGATAACGGTTGCCGGGGCGCCAGGGCTATTCCACATGCGCAAACCGGAGAAATATCCAATCGGCAAAAATACAGACAATCTCTGCGCCAGTTTTTTGGGGCTGACTATTGTTGCATCATCAACGCCTCCATTGACCATCATCTGAGTACCAATTGCCGCCATGCCGGAACGGTACTCCGTGGCCGTACGAGATGCGAGTGCTGCTGGTGTGACCGCACGCAGGGCATCCGTTCCGGACTGAGCTTCTGCGTTCGTAGCCAACTCAACAAGCCCCTTCTGCGTAACTGAAGCATCAGGTGGCGACGCGGGAATTGCATTGGTGATTTTTGCGTTGATTGCCGTAAGAAGTTGAGTATTGCTACTTTCGCTCGGCGTAAGACCGCCAGAAGTAATGACATTCAACACCTCTTCTGTAACAGCATTCCCCCATTGAGCAGGAATCAAAGATCCCTGGCTTCCCGTTACCGGATTTTCATCTACAAACTTCCCATTCACCAGCCCTGCACTGGGAACACTTTTCGGATAATCCATCCATCTACTCCTTATTCATAATTGATATGCACCCGCGTATGCGCCGGTGCACTGCGATGAATCAGACATTCCAATGCAGACCCCGGGTTAACCCCAAAACGCTCCCCCCAATAGCTGGCGCCAAAACGCCGACCGAGTGACAGGCGCCCTCCGGTGTTGAGGGTCCACATGAATTGCACTTGCCAGGTACCGAAATGGGCCTCTCCGAAACGTGCGCGCCCCATACGAGGCGCCTTGTGTTCGGTGACGCTGGCGTTGGGATATCCCTGGCTCCTGGCGATATCCACGTGATACGCGATGGCCTGGCTACCGACCGCTAACAACCGCCGACGCACCGCCAACCTCCGGTCGTCATACAGCGGCGTGGCCCCCAGACACGGATCCGGCAGGTTCATCACCCGCTCCCAATCCGGCACCAGCTCACTCACACCCGCCGGATCCATTTCATGCAGCAAATCACCCGCACGCGCATCGAGGCGCGCCAATTCCTGGGCGATGCCTTGCAGCACTTCGTCCAGTTCCGGTACGCGCTCCGGATCCCACGCCGGCCCGCTGGGCAGCAGGCTGCGCAGTTGGGCCTGGTATTCCCCGGCGGTTCTTATTCCAGCCATACGCAGCCTCCGAAGGTCAGTAACTGATTGCTCGCCGCAATCACATCGGCGGCGGGCGCAGTAAGCGTGTGGTCGGTTTCACCAGTGGCGCTGCTGATGGCTTCGGCGATGTGAGTCAACAGCAGGGTTTCGCCGAGGCCGGCTTCACGGTTGTGCAGGTCGCGCAACTGGGCCTCGATGGCGGCGCGTACGGCGCTGGTGTCAGGGGTGATACGCAGCCTGTAGGTCACCGGGACCTGCACCGGCGCCAGCACATGCACCTCGGCGGTCACCGGACGCAGGGGCTCGATGTAGGCCCGGACCTCCTCCAGTTGCTCGGCATTGGGAATCGGCTGCGGATCGTCGTCACGCATGACGAACAGGCCGACAGTGCCGGGCCCCAGGTAGCTGCCACGACACCAGGCGCGGGTGATGCCAGCACATTCCAGGGCCCAGGTTTCATAGTCCTGGGCCGAGCCACCATGGGGGATGATGCGGTAGGAGCGAATCACCCGCGCCCGCAGGGATTCGAGGCTTTCCCGGGCGACGCCACCGGTCAGCCCCGGCGCCAGCACGGTGAAGCTGCCGGAGATGCCGAGGATCGGTTGCACCGGCGTCAGCGCCAGGCCGGCATCGGCATTGCCCAGGCTGCCGGCCTCCAGCGCGGCGATGGTGGTGGTGTTGAGGCCGTTGCTGGTGGTGCGGGCGGTGGTCACTTTGTAGGCGCGACCATCGGCCGATTGCAGCAGCGTGTCGACATCCAGCACCGCCCCGGCGGTTGCGGTGAAACTGACGGTGCCGCTGGCTGCCTGAGCGGCTTTGCGCGCCTGGTTCAGCCGTAGGGCGGCGATGCGCTCCAGGGTGGATTCGTCGGCCTTGTCCGGCAGGATCTGCTCGGCGATCCAATCGAGGTAGCCGTACAGGCCATAGGCTGCGCCGCCCAGGGTACGGGCCAACACTTGGGCATCGGACTGGCGCAGCGAATCGCTGGCCAGGTCGCTTTGGGTGCGTTTGATCAGCACCGGCAGCGAAGGGGTTTCAAACGGCATAGGTCACCTGCCAACTGTTATCGGGATTGATGTCCAGGCGCCGGCCATCGGCCAGGGTCAGGATGGTGCGCAGGTTCAAGCGCTGGGCGTCGAGGCGTTCGCTGATGATGTCGATGGCGCTGCAATGGCCGTCGTCGATCAGCCATTGCAGGGCTTCGCGGGCGTAGAACTCGGCGTCGAGCTGGGTCTGGCGGGTCAGCTTGACCCGGCGCAGCAGCCACAGCCGCGAGCCGATGCGGTCATCGGCGACCGTAGGAAAAGTGTCGCCCCACCAGCCGAAACGTTCCTCGTCATCGACGGCATCGTCGTCAGCGGCGCGGCTCCAGGTGAACAGGCTGATCAGTACCGAGCGGGTCAACGCGGCGTGCAGGTTCTGGCTGATGAACATCATTGGCCTCCCGCCGGCGTGCCGGTCTGGCCGGTGCCGGGCTGTACGCCGACATGCACATGCTTGATCTGGCTGATGCCGCCGGCGATCTGGTCGCCTTGGGAAATGATCTTGCCGGTGTGGTTGATGACAGGACTGTCGATGTTCACCGCGCTGCTGGCGCGGATGTTCAGGGTGGCGGTGTCAATGTCGATGACACGGCCGCGCTTGAAGTGAATCCTGTCGCCCTCGTCGGTGTAGATCGCCACTTCGCCGGGGGCCAGGGCCTTGAGGCGAAAGCGGCGGTCGGCGACTACCAGTACCACGGCATGGGAACGGTCGCCGCCCAGGAAGGTGGCGATGCCCTCGGCGCCGGCCAGCGGGTTGCTGGTGAAGCCGTAGGGTTCGAAGTGTTCCATGTCGTCGTTCACTTCGCCCGCGGTGAGGCGCATCTGCAGCGACTGCAGTTTGGAAGCCGAATTGGCGAGCACGACAGTGCCGCGCGCCAGTAGGCGGGTCAGTAGGCTCATTGGGGTTCCTTCGGAAATCGGGTTGGGGCGGGCTGTCAGTCGAAGTGATCGGTGGCTGGGCCGCCGCCATCGCGAGCAGGCTCGCTCCCACAGGGGATTTGTGGTGGACGGGGATTTTGTGGCCGCCCTCGGTACAGGGTGGGAGCGAGCCTGCTCTCACAGGTGGGCGCTGCCGGGCTCAGGACTTGGGCTTGGCCGGGGTCGCGTCGAAGGTATGGGGCGGGGCGACTTGTAAGGTGGTCACCGAGCCTTGGGCAGACAGTGAATAGGTCACCTTGGAAATCAGCATGTCGCCGTCGAAGCCCAGCACCGGGTCGATCACCCGCACCAGGCTGTTGTGGCGCCACAAGTCGCCATTGGCCTGGCGCCAGCCCTGCACGCGGTAGGTGGTGGTCAGGGCGCGACCGGTGCGGATGGCGCTTTCCCAGTCCGCTCGTTGCTGGGCCAGCTCGGAGGTCAGTTGGGCGCTTTCGCTGATCACCGTCACCCGCTTGCGTTTGAAACCCAAGTCGGTGGCGGTGCCCGACACCTCGCTGACTGCCGTCCCGCTCTGCTGGTCATTACCCTTGTGCTGGCCAATGACTCGGTATTCGGAAAACACTTGGCTGAAGTCCATCGGCGCGTTGCCCGAAAGAATGTTCTTGCCCAGCTCCAGCACATCACTGGCCCGCCCTGCGCTGCCGGGCTTGGCCAGCAGCACGCGGCCTTCGGCGTCGTCGGTGGAAAATACCCGGAACAACGTCAGCAAACGGTCGATGGATTGAAAGACGGTTTCTCCCGGCACGATGCTGTGCTCGCTCAAACGCGCCGTTTCCGGGATTTCACTGACCACCCCCACGCCATATTGCGAGGCCAGGGCCTGAACAATGCTCAGCACCGTCTGCCCCCGCCATTGGCTCGGACGATTGATCGCCGCGCAATCCACCAGGTCTTGGGTTCTGGACCCCCCTTCGATGCTCAGCGTGATCTGGCGCCCGTCATAGCTGACCGGAGCCTTGAACACGTAGCCGCTGAGCACCAGGTCGGCACCGATGCGCACTTGGCCTTCATCACCGGGACGGATCGGCACCGCCTGGATCTGCCCCGGCCATTGCCAGGTGACGTCGAGTTTGAAGGTGCGGAACTGACGCTCCAGGTCCGCACTGATTTCCACGCTTTTCCAGCCGCCGTAGTCCAGCCCACCGACGGTGAGCGTGACGACGTTATCGAACTCGCTCATGGCTTACTCCCCCGAGACTTTCAGGTCGTTGGGCGGCAGGAAACCTGGGTGGGCCACACCGTTACGCTGGATCACTTCGGTCACCCGGGTGGCATCGGCAAATTGCTGATAGGCCACCACCAGCGCCGGCAGGCTTCGCTTGAACGACAGGTTGATCAACCGAACACCCGATGAGGCCACCGCCGTCAGGTGCGCGGCCATTTGCTGGCGCAGGTGGTTCAACGCCTGATAGTGATCTGGATCCGCCTTGAGGGAGGCCTGCCAGATAGCTTCGTTGACGGCATCACGCAGGGCCAGGACATCGTCGGCCACCGGTACATCCCGGCGTTGGATCGGCTGCACGGCCTGCTGCGCCACCGAAGGCGTGGCACCGAGCTTGACCACCGGCGCCGCCACGGGCATCGCCGCAATCCATTGCGCGGCCTGGACCAGCAGCGTGTCCTGGACCAGGTCGGCCAACGCCTGGGCCGCCGCCGTGGTGTCCTTGCCGGTGGTGAGTTTGGGCGCGTCCGCCTGACGGATGGCTTCGACCTGTTGCGACACGCTGGCAATCACGCCGCGATAGCCGTCACGGGCAAAGTCCTTCAGCTCCCGGATGTCCCCCAACAATCCCTTGAACTCGGCCGCCACTTCCTTGGGCAGCTCCTTTACCGCCTTGACCAGATCGCTGAGCTGCCCATAGACCTCGATCAACGGCTTCAGCTCCTGCTCGATAACCCCGTAGACCTCCTTGAGGCTGTTGCGCAGGTCGGCGATGCCGATCCGCGCGGCCTTGATCAAGCTCATCGCGTCTTCGAAACGCCGCACCGCCGAACCCAGGAAGCTGTCAGCCGACACCAGCAGCAGTTTCTGGCTGTTGATCGCCGCCGAAGGAAATTGCAGTGGCTGGTCGGGGTAGAACTTCAGGGCAAACGTGACCAGCCCGCCGTCCTGGCGGGTCTGGGTCATGTCGCACTCGCCGACCTTGACCTGCATCCGTCCCAGCCAAGGATGCACCAGCTCGCCGCTGCCCTGCTCCAACGCCTTGAGCAGTTTGTCACGCTGCTCCAGGCAGTCGGGGCCGACGATAAACGCGGTCAGTTCATGGATCTTCGCCTGCTGGCCCAGCCCTTCGAAAAACGGTTGGTCGCGCTGCGGGTATTCATGCAACTGGCCCTTGTGCCCTACCGGGGTTTTCGCCTGGTCGACCCAGAACCCGACGCCACGGAACGACGCCGGCAACAAACGATCACGCCAGCTCATTGGAACCTCCTGCGGACAGAGAGCGATAACCGATACGCGAACTCACCGCCAGGCCAGGTTGGTTGGTCTGGGGTGGCTCGGCGCGCAAACCGGCCGGCGCGTTTTCGAAGCGTACGGTCAGGCCGCCTTCAAGCTGGGTGCGACTGTTCGCGGCGCTTTGTTGCACCAGTGCACTGGAGGTCTGCGGCAGCGCACCGGCGCTACCAAAAAGCGCCGGCGCGAGTTCACCTTTGCCCTCGGCATTGGTCTTCTGTTGCGCGTCGGTCAGCCCTTGGACCTTGCCGGTAAACGTGGTGATGACCTCGCCAAAACCACCGTTGAAGAACGCCTTGATCGGCGCGATCACACTCTGCAGCTCGTCCCACCACTGGCTGAACCACTCACTCACTGGCCCCCACTGCTTCGTGAGGCCCTCGATGGGCGACCAGTCGAATAGCCCGCCGAACACTGCCAACATGATCGACACCTGATTGCGCAGGCCTTCCCAGATTCCGGCGAAGACGTCCACAAGGGTGCCCCAGTTGGCCATGATCAGGCCCAACGGCGTCCAGTTGAAAAGGCCCTGGAGCGCGTCCATCACCGGCACGGTCAAGGCCTTGAGCAGATCCCAGATGGCCGAGAACAACCCGGTCAGGGGGCCCCAGTTATTGATGATCAAACCCAGGGGCGACCAAGCGAACAACGTCTGCATAAAGCCGATGATGGGCGTCGCCGCCGCCACGAGCACATTCCACAGCGCGCCGAAGAAACTGCTGATCGGCCCCCAGTTGCTGATCACCTGCCCCATCGGGGTAAAGGCGAACAGCGTCTTGAAGAACTCAGCCATTGGCAGAACGATGGGCGCAAGCCTTTGCCAGAGCCCGGCGAAGAACGCCGAGATCGGTTCCCAGTAAGCGATGATCATCCCAGCCGCCAAGGCGATGCCCATGGCAGCTAGGCCAATAGGGTTCATTTTCAGGGCGAGGCTGACCACTTCGAGGGCCTGGCTCGCACCGCTGACCGCCGTCTGCATCGCACTGAACGCCACGGCGCCCGTTGCCAGGCCCTGCACCAGTTGCGGATTGTCCTGCAGCACCTGGACCACACCGCCGATCATCGGCTGTAGACCAACCGTCAACGCATTGACCGCGGGTACCAACGCCGAGCCGAACTGCAACGACACATTGCTGATGGACGTCTTCAATCCATCCAGCCCTTGCGCCGCCACCAACGGCGCTGCCGGTGCCTGGACTGCGCTGGCTGCCGCGTTCACGTCCACGACTTCACCCTTGAACGCCAGCGCCGACTTGAGCCCGTCCATGAACGGTTTGGCGATCCCCCCGTCCGGCAGCAGCCCGGAAATATCCAGGCTGCCAAGACCGGTCGCATCGAGGTTCTGTTTGAAGCCCTGGACCTTCGCCCGAAGGCCGGCGAGCTTGGGCGACAGCTCGTCGATGCCGGTCAGCAACACCGCTTTTTTCTCTACCTTTTGTGTGTCTGCCATCACTGCACCTGCTGCATCGCATTGATCCGTTGCGCGTGCTCCAGGGATTCACGGAGCACATCCAGTGGCCTGGCCATCATCTGTTCGGGGTCAACCTTCCAGAACCAGGCCAGGTCATAGGCGGCTGCGATCAGGTCGCCGATGGCTGCGACGCCGCACTCATGAAAAAACTCGCAACGGCCCAGCTCAGCGCGTTGAGGTCGGCCAGGTCCAGCTGGTTGACCGACGATGGTGGGATGCCGGCGCAGACCGCGATGTATTTGGCCGCGACGTCCATGTCCAGGCTCACCTCCTCGCTCTTGTCGATCTTGTACGGCAGCGCCTTGATCGCCCGGACCTCCTGCACCGTCGGACGGCGCAGGGTCAGTTCGTTCAATGGCTCGCCGTGGGCCTCGATGGCCACGCGCAAGGTCACCATATCGCTCATTGCCAGGTCCCCTTGATGCCTTCGAATTTCAGCTCGATGGTGGCGTCGTCGCCCTTGGACACTGGTTCTTCCACCAGGTAGGCGCCGGCCAGCACGTAGACCTTGCCGTTGCTGAACTCGCAGGTGACGGTCATGTCGGTGCCGGCCACCAGTTGCTTGAGCGGGAAGTCCGCGGTGTGCAACGCCGTCACCTTGAAGGACGGAGCGATGTCGGTTTCCTTGTAGAAACCCGGTACGACGGTTTCACGTTTGGTGAACATCAACGGCGCTTCGCAGCCACCGTTGATGGTCAGTTGAGCGCCGTCCACTTTGACGTAGCAGGTGCCCGCGATCAGTTGACCCATGGTGTTTCTCCTTCAAATAAAAAGCCCACGCGGGGTGGGCTGAATTCATGCGTTCAAACACGACACTCAGGCAGCAGCGTCATACTGCAGACGGAACTGGTTGAGCAGCGCGAACACCCGCAGGCCGTTGATGTAATCCGGTGGGAACAGCACATTGACCCGACTCGGGTCCTGGCTGTCGCGCTCGACGATCAGGTGTTCGGCGAACAACTCGGCGTTTTCCACATGGCCTTCCAGCTCGAGCTTGGCGTACTGGGCGATCAGCTCGCCGCGAATCGTGCTCGGGGTCACGATGGGTTGGCCGGCGCCGAAACGGGTACCGTCGGAGGCCAGTTTGTGGCGACCGTATTTGCTGGTGATCACGCTTTGCAAACGACGCACGATGAACGCCGACTGATGCATGGTTTCGCTGTCCAGGTAGGAATTGTCAGCCTGGCCGAAGGCATTTTTCTGATACGTGGTGATGGAACGCTGAATACGCACGTAGCCGCCTTCGTAGTAGGCGGTCGCGATACCGTAGTTGAGCAGCGACTGGCGCTCGGTCAGGGTGAAGCGTTCGCTGGCCGGTGCCGGATCCAGGCCCGGCAGGCTGCCGCTCTGGGTAGGACGGCTGGCGTCGGCCGAGATGAACACGGCAGTGCGGGCTGCCAGTGCGGCGGCCTGGACCCACGACGGTTGCGGCACGCCCGGCTCCAGGGCCTGGATGGTCATGTGCTGGTCGTTGCGCGCCTGGCCGGCCGCCACCAAAGTGCCGATGGTGCCGCGCTTGGCACTGTAGACATGGCCGAACAACTGCTTGGCCCAGGACCAGCGACCGGTGCTGTCATCCATCACCGCTTGCCAGGTATTCAGGCTCGACAGGTCGGACCACGGCATGGCGATGAATTCGAATGGCTCGTCACCCAGGGCCGCGACGGCGGCGGTCTGGTCCGGTACGCCAGCGCCGCCGGTCATGGCGGTGATCGCAGTGGTCAAGCCCGCAGGGGTGTCTTCGCCATTGCTCTTGCCCAGGCGATTGAACTGCAGGCTGATGTCGTTGCCGCTGTCGCCGGTCCATTTGGCGCTGAGGGTCACGACGCCGTCGACGGCCGCGGCGGTCACTGGCAGATCGGCTGTCGCGTTGATTTTCAGCGCCAGTGCCGTGGCGGCCTGGGCCGCTGTGGCACCGTTGACGATGGCTGCCTGGACACGTACGCCGCCGACGTACAGATTGAGCGCACCGCTTTCGGTGGCGGTACCGGTGAAGGTCAGCACGCCGTTGGCGATGGCACCTTCGACGTTGTGCAGCGGCAGGCACCAGATTTCGCCGAGCGGGTCGGTCTTGCGCCAGGTTTCGTACATCGAGGCGAGCATCGAGCCCTGACCGCCGATGCTTTTTGCCAAGGCCACGCTGGAGACCAGCACCAGTTTTCCGACGTCTGCCGGGACAATGTTGTCGTTCACCTGAGCGACGATCAACCGGCGCATGGCCGACGACGCGCTATTGGCGGCCGAGTTGTCCATCTCGGCGTAGAACAGCGGAACACGAATGTCCGCGGGGATGTTGCTGAATCCGATCGCCATTACTTGGCTCCCTGTGGTTTGGCCGCTTTCACGGCTTTGGTTGTGATATCGCCATCGGCCAGACGCCGACGCCACCAGGCGTTGTCTGGCACTTCGCGGCCTTCGAGGGGCAACAGATCGCCCGCTTCCGGGTCCGGTACCACACGGCCCGGGGCCGGCAGCACGGTGATGCGTTTGCTCATGGGGTTACGTCTCCAGAGAAAGTCAGCTCCAGGCGCCCATCGGGGCCGGGACGTTTCAGATTGGGGTCCGCCGGATCGATGGCATCGACCCGCACGGTGGCCCCGGTAAAGGACGACAAGCCGTCCAGTTCACGTTCGTGCCAGCTTTCGGCAGGCTGGCTCGCCAGATTGCGGCCCAGCTGGAACTCGGTGAAAAAGCGCAGCCGGAACAACCCGCGGCCGCTGTTGATCGAGACCGGTTCGCTGCCGTCGTATTCGATGCCGGAGTAAGTGGCGCCGGGCTTGAACCCCACCAATCCGCGCCACAATTCGGCTCGCAGGTCGTGAAGCAGATCCAGCGCATTTGTCGGGTCACTGGCATCGAGCACCAGCACAACGTCGAAACGGTCACGCACCGTTTGCAGCGTGACGTTCTGTGCCGTGTTCCGGCTCGCCACATCGGTGCTCGACAGAACATAGGCACATGGGGTTTGCAGGGGCGTGCCGGCTTGCAACGCAACGAGGTCCAGGCCCGCGACCACTCGACTGGCGAGCGTTGGGCATTGCTCACGCAACTGCGTGAGGATCGGCGTGATCTTCAT